CACGCATCGAGATCGTACCCGGCATCATAACAGGCGCATGCAATCGAGCCCGATCCCAAATGCGTATCGAGTATGGTATCCCCGGGCTTTGCAAACGTATCTAACAACCACAAATACAGCTGTATGGGCTTTTGTGTTGGGTGTATTTTGCCACGGGTGCGGTTATCAAATTTACACAGTTTGGCGGGTTTGTTGTACGATGTCCACGCCATTTCTATTTGCGAGAAATTGGGCCACGGTTGGCATTTATCCCATGCAATCACACAACGCCCACCATGTTTCCAAATACTCGGGAAATAATTACCGCCCCATATGATTTGGTTTTGTGATACGCGCATCAATTGATCAAAGTATTCCACATCGGGTGCAACGTCCCACGCGGCACCCTTTCCATGGTTAGAGAAAAATACCCGATTTGCCATATTGCCATTGCCCCGAGACGCGCCACCCTGCCATGCCGTTTTAGGCATCCCATACGGCGGATCCACAATGGCTAATGTGTAATGGTTATCGGGCATTTGGCGCATGGCTTCGAGCGAATCACCCAAATGTAAATTTATTGTTGGCATGTTTTATCCTGTGGTTGTTGTTGTTGGTTGTAGATGGTGTAATAGTTTGGCAACGCCCGCATGGCCTCGGGTACCATGTTGTGGTAATGCATCACGGTGGGCGATAGTATGGCGCATATTTGCAACACCCGGTATGCGGGTATTTTGTCGGGTTTTATCATGTACCCACGCAATGTGGTTGCCTGTACATCCAACATGGCCGCCATTTCGTTAATGGTTATGTTGCGTTTGAACAGCTGTGCAAACAACCAATGGCCAAATGTTGTTAAATGGGGTGGTTGTGTAAAATGTTTGCGTTTCATGTTGTTGCCTCGGTTATACCAGTTTATCCAATTTGCCATACCATCCGCATTTGTCTTGCCTGTTACAACGTGGCCAAACAACGGCACCAATGGATGTGGGATCGATTGAAAAATACACTTCGCGTTTATCACAGGATGGGCAAACGATATTGCGTGCCGTGTTGCCCTGTATGGATGCGCCAACGGCATTGGCAATATTGCGCCGTACCTCAGGATCCATCATTGCCATATCGTACGTTTTCACACTGGATCCGCGTAACTGTGTTGGTTTTGTACGGGCCACATGCCGTGGTGCCGCTTCCTTTATATGATCGTATTTGAGCTCTAATAAATCGCCATCCAAATGCACCGCCGTTTGGTGGTATTGGGCGGGGTGCAATGGGTGCCCCTCGGAATCGCAACCGTTTGGAATACTATAACGATAGTATGCCCGGGCATTATCATGTATGGCCGATTGATCAGGCGTACCCCGGCCAACCACATGTGCCCAAAATTGATTGGCCGCCGTACTAGCTCGGCACCAATCCACGGCGGGTATTGGGCTGGCCAACGGTAATACAACCCGGTATTTATGGTGGTATGGTTTGTGGCTGTACGATGTGTGCGCGATTACTTGCCAATCCGTGAACATGCGCCACGTATCGAAGGGTGCCAAACCATCATCCATGTCGAATACCAACGCCCATATATCCACGGCATTGGATTTGGCACGGGTACCCGCAAATGTTGTTGGCGACCATAACGGCACATGTTTTTTGGCACCACGGTTTGCCATGGGTGCGGTTAATGCTTTTGCCAACATCGCGGGCGTACACGTTTGGCGCACCCCGTTGGTGTTAAACAGGTTGGTAAATGTTGTTATTTCCATTGTTTGCCTCGGATGGAATACAACGCCGCAATGTTTGTTGTTACATGGTCGGGCGTTGTATATAAATGCTGTACATAACGTGGGGTTGTTCGTATTCGTTGGCGTACCAATCGGATGCCGCCACCTCGGTTACGATATTATCATCCAACCAAATACCCGATTTGGTTATGGCATCCATTACCATTTTGATCAAATTATCGATATCGGGTTTGGTTGTTTTCGGTACACGTTGGGTACATTTGATGCGTTGGGGCCGTTTGTGTACAAACACCAATTGTATGCGCAACGGTTGGTTGGCCAGCTGTTCGGCATCGCCATATTGCTTTTGTATTTGATCAACCGCATGTTGCATGTATTCGCGTGATTTGGCCGGGGTGTAAGCTCGGCCCTGCCTTGTCATACGTGGCCGCCCCATTGCAACGGGTGGGCCAAATATAAAACCAGTGTGTACACAATCCCACATGGTGTTACCTCTCTAATGATATTTTGATGGTATACCCAACATACGCCATAATTGTTTGGTTGGGATGGATGGTAACACAAATGCGCCACAAATAGTGCACGGCCGGGTATTGGCTACCATTGAGCCATTTATCCAATCCCGCTTTACTGCATCCGATGGCATCGGCCAATTGTTGCCGGGTGTACGAGCTAGCATCAACCGAGGCGTGCAAATGTTTGGCAAAACCCGCGCCGATCAATAACTCTTTTGTTTTACGGCGGCCAAACTCTTTTACCAAAATGCGGTGCGTTTTGTTGTTGCTGTCAATCATACCACACCCCACAATGCACACAGTGTGTACACACACAGTTTAACGAAGGGTGGCAATACCATGGCGGCACCAATGGCAACGGCGCACCACCCAATGGCGGTGCCCAATTGTTGTGCGTTTTGTTTGTTCATTGTAAACCCCCAACGATATCCAAACATTCGATCAACTCGTGATTGTTGGTTACGTAATCCAGTGTGGTAACATCCATTGGCAACCATACCATGTTGTACATGGCATCGGTGATAACCAAAATTTGTGCCGTTTTGGCCAATCGTTGTACAGGGGTATCGCCCATGGGTACAATGTTCATTGCCTCAACTAGATCGTGGCAAGCTGCGATGTGTTGCAACGCCTCAATGTTATATGGCATCCATTCCATTTTGCCCGATACGTATGTGATTACCAACACGCGGCCATTGTGTGTGGCCTCGGTTGGTGGGATTGTTTTAACTGTTAATGTGTTCATTTCGTTACCTCATTTAATGCTGTTTGGATTTTGTTAATTACAATGCATATCGGCTCTATTACGTAAACACATAATTGTGTTTGGAATACAATACAGGTTAATGTATCCAATCGTTTAACGTAGCTCACGGTATGCGCGTTAACGTAAATGGGGCCGTGATTATCACTGGTTAATTTAATCATTGTTTTGCCTCGGTAAATGGGCCCCGTGGGGCCCGTGGTTGTATTAAATGTTATCAGCTGTTGTTTTTATTGCTTCGTTTTCTTTGCGTGTAAACTCATATGATCTGTTACTGTATCGCCCACGCCACAACATGGTGCACGGATAACGGCCATGTAATCCATACGGTTTTAATACGAGTATTGATCCATTTTGTAATTTACAAAGTACAATATTGGTTTTTTGTACTGCGTGTATTGCGGTTACATTTTGCATTGTGTAACCGTATGGTAAATCATAATTTTTTGGTAATACCATTGTTTTGCCTCGGTTGGTTTGTTGTTATAACCCTTCATTGGGTATACTTAAGTATACACGATATACATAAATATACAACAACAAAATGCAATTTCTTTTACACATGTGGATAACCCTGTGGATAACTTGTAGATAATGGGCCCGCATGCAACGGTGTTGTGTGCTATGTTGTGGGCATGGATCAAGTACAAAAGAATATAGATCGGGGCCACAATCGTTTTGCGCAATACGTAATACCATTGTTGGTGCAAAACGGTTGGCCCGATACGTGGCAATGTATGCAAGGCACAACCGAAGATACCAAACACGGTATTGATTACATGGTGGGTGCAACGCCCATTGCCGCCCGCATATGGGATGGCAAACCCAAACAACATTTTGCATTGCGTTGGTACAATACCCGGCACCCCGAAATACGCATGGAATTAACCAAATTATTGGTGTTGTGGGCCAATAACGAGCCCATGCCAAAATACACCATTGAGGCACACACCCATAACAACCGCACGTACGTTGCCGTGTGCCAAACCCATATGTTGGCCCAAATCGTTGCCGATAACATGCCAGATTTGCCCCAATTCATTGTAAACAACCACACGGGCGATTTTACGGTATTTGTGCGGGTGCCCTTCGATTTGTTACCACCCGATGCCATACGCAAATTTATTGGTTAATGCGTGGATCTCGTAATCGAGTATCGATCAATCGTTCGCGGTGGATATCCTCGCGCATCGCTTTAACATCGATCTGCAGCTCTCCAATATCACCATGCAACGTTACCAATGTTTTGTTTACCTCGTTTAACGATTCTTTATACATTTGGCGATCTTCGTTGTGGCTATCCACCATGCGATCGATTTGTTTTAGATGCCTATCCACCCATTTTGGCAAATGCGCGGCCAACCAACGGCCCAATACAAAAATAAAGATTAAACACAACGCCAATGCCGCAACCGGGCCCGTGGCAATTTGTAACATTGCTTCGTTAGTCATTGGATCCCCACTTTACAATGGCGTTGGCCATGCACATTGCCAACCCTTGTATGCCCTCGTATGTTAAATGTTGTGCGTGTTCAGGTTGATCCATAAACAACGGTTCGCAACAAATGGCAACTGGGCGGCCAACCCCTCGGATTGTGTAAAATGCGTTTTTTGTCCAATTGTTCGGATTACATTCGATTGGCTTCGCACTTTTTACAAACCCCGCCGCGCGCATTTCCAATGCCATTTGTTTTGCCAATTCGTGGCCCTGTGTGGATGCATGATGATAAAAGAAGGCGGCATAATCCCCACCGCCCGCGTTAAAATGCATGGCCAAATAAACCGTTTTACGGTTGGGGTACATGGCCGCATACTCGTTTACTCGGGCGTGCCGTTCGGTGTATGTACCATCGGATATGGGCATAACATCAACACCCAA